GGAATCCATGAACGCAGTGGAAGCTGAGGGCTGTGTGATGCAGTGCATTGAAATGTACGGCCTGCCAAACGTATTCGTGCGATTTGAGGATGCCCGTATGCGCCAGTGGTTCGGGTCTAAAGGCGTTGAGGCATTACAAGGCGCAGGCAGCATCAAGCGCGACTGCTCTCGATGGGAGGAGTTTCTCACGCATCACAACATCCCGCACGCTCGGATAGCACCCAAAGCCAACCGCACAAAGCTGACAGCAGATCAGTTCAAGCGCATTACAGGCTGGCAGGGGCGCACAAATGAGCACGCTCGTGATGCTGCGATGTTGGTGGTTATGGGGTATACTGTATGAGCGAGAAAATTATTGAGATGGAATTGGAGAAACTGATTCCATACGCGCGTAATCCTAGAAAAAACGATCACGCTGTAGATCGGATTGCAAGTGCGATAAGAGAGTTTGGATTCAAAGTTCCGGTAATCGCTAAAAGTGATGGAACGGTTGTTGATGGGCACCTTCGGTTAAAAGCAGCGCAGAAATTAGGCATGGGAGCCGTCCCTGTCTTGCTTGCTGATGATTTGAGCGATGCACAGATCAAGGCGTTCAGGCTGTCGGTAAACAAGATGGCAGAGCTTGCAGAGTGGGATGATGAATTGTTGCACTTGGAATTGGACGAACTTAGAGAACTTGATTTTGATTTAGACTTGGCTGGGTTTGATGATGATTTTGGAGCGGTGCAGATTCTTGATGATTTTCCAGAAATCAAAGACAAGCCAGATATTTGTCAAATAACTTTTTCTCTATCAAGGATGCAGGCTGATTTTGTTAATGGGGTTATATCGGATAATATTGGCAAGTACACAGATCCAGAAAACAAAAACAGGAATGGCAATGCTCTGTATTATGTTTTGTCGAAGATATCATGAAGATTTACCAGGATTTTTCAAACTGTAAAGTGGTTAGAGTAACGCTTGAAAGCGCGAAGCCTATTATTGTGTCTAGGCATTATATGAAGACATGGCCTAGTGGAGCCATGTACGCTTATGCATTGATGAATAATGGGAATGTTGTTGGCATTATGGTTTCTGGTGTATCGAGTTCTACAAGGAAGAAAATTTCAAATGTAATACATAATATAGGAGATGATGAGTATGTTGAGCTTATGCGAACATGGATAAGCGACACCATGGGCAATAATTCTGAGTCTTGGATGATGAGCAGGGTTATCGATCATCACAAGGATATGGGCTACAGGGTTTTTGTAACAAATTCTGGTGGTTGCAAGGACGATGTAGGTTTTATTTTTCAAGCATCAGGATGGCTGTATTTCGGAGCCAAGCCATGCAATGATTTTTTCCTCACTTCAAAAAATGAATATAAAAATATATCTGCGGCTATGAGGTACGGGAGGGTTCCGAAGAATATTATTAAGGAAGGGGCGGATGCTGTTGGAAGGCACCTTTTTGGCGAAGGCGAGATTATTAGCGCAAGAAGGCATTTGTATATTTATCCAATCGAATCGGGTATTAGGCGCAGATTAAAAAAGATCGCAATGGATTTTCCGAAGAACCCAAAGGTTTTCAGGAAAGACCAGCTGTGGTATAATTCAGACATGGCGGATTGCGCGCGGGGCGCACTCGATGAAAATCGGGTTCTGGTCAAACAGATGTCCGCCGCCAAATGAATACCGGCATAACCACAAAAAGTCTAATTGTTTCTCTGATTGCGAGCAAGGATGCAAATAGTTTTGTTCGCAAGCATCACTATAGCGGAAAGGTTGTACCTAACTCCAGCATCCATTTTGGTATTTTTCACAAAAAAACTTTGCTTGGCGTGATGTCTTTCGGCCCACCAATGAGGAAAGATCTTTCCATGCGGCTTGTGAGAGACACAAAATGGGATGGCATGATTGAGCTTAACAGAATGGCTCTGTGTGATTTGCTGCCAAGGAATTCAGAGTCAAGATGTCTTGCGGTTGCAATTAGAATATTGAAAAAAAGGTATCCCAATCTTGAGTGGATACAAACATTCGCAGATTCCTGTCAGTGTGGTGATGGCACAATCTACCGCGCAGTGGGGTTTTTATTGACCGGAGTTAAGAAAAATTCCGAGCTTGTTATTGGTAGGGACGGCAGCGTTATATCTACAATGTCACTTTTTCACAACAAGGAGTCTGATATTTCAAGTTTTAAAAAACTTGATGGATATATGATTAGATATGTGTATCCAATTAACGAAACTGTTGTTGACAGGCTAACAGTTCCAGTTTTGCCGTATAGATATATTGACGAAGTTGGTGCTGGAATGTATAAGGGTGAAAAGCGTGGGAAAAAGGCTAAATCTGGCGACCAGCCGGATAGCGGCGGGGCAGTACCGACCTCCACGCTCCAATTATTATTGGAAGAGTAAAAAAATGAAAAACAAAGGCGGACGACCCAGAAAGAATCTAGCCGACGAGGAGATTATACAAGTCGAATCACTTGCTGCTGTGCTAACAGTTGAGCAGGTTGCCGATTATTTCGGGATAGGTATAACCACCTTCTATGAGATTATGAAACGCAATAAAGAGGTTTCAGAAAGGTATAAAAGGGGTAAAGCCAAGGCTATCGGCAATGTTGCGAAGAATCTTTATCAGAAAGCTATTGACGGCGATACGGCGTCCGCGTGCTTCTATCTCAAGACTAGAGGCGGGTGGAGAGAGACCAGCAACATAGACCTATCAAGCACCGATGGAACCATGACTCCCAAGGCTGAAATGACAGACGAACAGATGAGAGTGAAACTTGAAAAGTTCGGCATTGCAGTTAAGCCATGATCTGGTCGATTACGCGATTGCAGAGAGATGCAAATTAGCGCGTGATGATTTTTCAATTTTCCGGCGAACGATAAATCCAAAAATAAAGTGGGGCTGGTTCCATCAGTCTGTATGCGACGAATTGCAAGCGTTCCATTCTGATTTTCTTGCTGGCAAGCGACCGAAGCTGGTTATACAAGCGCCGCCACAGCACGGTAAGAGCATGGCGATTATAGATTTTATCGCTTGGCTTGCGGGAAAGTCGCCAGACAAGAAAACGATATATGCGTCATTCTCCGAACGGCTTGGCATTCGCGCTAATCTTAGGATGCAGAGGATTTTGGATGGTGAGCAATATAATCTAATATTCCCTGAAACCAAATTAAACGCGTCAAATGTTGTTACTGTTAGCGGTCAGTATCTTCGCAATCGCGAGATTCTGGAATATGTCGGACATGAAGGATATTTCAGGAATACAACGGTAGAGGGAAGCATTACGGGAGAATCGTTAGACTTGGGCGTTATCGACGACCCCGTTAAGTCACGCGCCGAGGCGAACAGTCAGAGAAAGCGTGACGGCGTGTGGGATTGGTTTTGCGATGATTTCTCGACGCGTTTCGCGGATGATGGCGCTTTGTTGTGCATTCTGACACGCTGGCACATTGATGATCCGATTGGGCGTTTAATCGCTTCAGACTCTAGCGTTAGGGTTGTATCGTTCCCAGCGATTGCGATTACGGATGAAAAAAACAGGCGGCAAGGCGAGCCGCTATTCCCAGAGTTGAAGTCGCTGGATTTTTTGATTGCACAAAAAGAAAAAATGGCGAATCACAGTTGGGAGTCATTATATCAGCAATCGCCCACGGTGCAGGGCGGAGAGTTGATTCGCGGCGAGTGGTTCGGTAGTTATAGATTAGATGCAATTCAGCCAATCGATATTATTTTGTTCGCTGACACGGCGCAAAAAACAGGAGAGAGAAACGATTACAGCGTGGTACAGGCGTGGGGTAAGCATGAGGGGCGCATATATCTACTCGATCAGATACGCGGTAAATGGGAATCGCCAGAGCTATTAAGGCGGGCTCGTGATTTTTGGGGAAAGTGGTCAGAGCGCGGCGCGAAAAAAATAATGATCGAAGATAAATCCAGCGGAACGGGTTTGATTCAGCAATTAAAGACGCATTATAGGATTCCGGTTTTTGGGATACAGAGGGCAGTGGACAAGCTGACGCGGGTACAGGACGCTTTGCCGCATATTGAGTGTGGTAATGTTATGCTACCCAGTGACGCACCGTGGGTCTCGGATTTTATCGCAGAGTGCGAGGCGTTCACTGCTGACAATTCGCACGCGCATGACGATCAGATAGACCCGATGTGCGATGCAATAAAAACACTTTTGCAGAGTAATTCTGCGGCTGAAAAATGGGCGAGAATGATATGAGCAAGAAACATAAAAAAATGAAAGTGGTGGATGCGAAAACAGCAGATGGATTTGCAAACTTTTCTGCGCGGATGGGCTTAGGTGCGGATAATGTTTTTTCTCGCGGCGGGTACACAATGTCTACGCTGTCAAATGACAGGCTGACGCTGGAGAACATTTATCGCGGCTCATGGATTGGAGGAAAGATCGTTGACGACTACGCGATGGATATGACGCGTGCGGGCATAGATATTTTGTTGCCCAAAGACGACGAATCAAAATTGCTGGAAAAACAATTATCGCGCTTGGGTATTTGGGACGGCATCACGGATTGTTTGAAGTGGTCACGATTGTATGGTGGCGCTATTGCTGTTATTGAATTAGATGGTCAGGACACAGCTACGCCGTTGCGCGTTGATGCGGTGGGGAAAAGTCAATTCACTGCTTTGACTGTGTATGACAGATGGCAATTACAGCCGAGTAGTAGTTTGATTCAGAGCGGCGTTAATTGCGGGTTGCCTGCAAGCTATCGCGTGATTTCTAGCGGGCGCGTTATTGATGCAAGCCGTGTGATTCGGATGGTGGGAAATAAACTGCCGTACTGGATTGCTCAGACTTTGGACTATTGGGGTCAGTCAGTTATTGAGCGGCTGTATGATCGCTTGCTGGCTTACGACACAGTAACAAGTGGAACGGCTAATTTAATTCAGCGAGCGCACTTAAGGCATGTGGGCATTGAAGGTCTGCGCGATATTTTATCTGCTGGTGGACAAGCAGAGCAAAACCTGTTGACGATGTTCCAGTATGTGCGGGAGTTACAGACAAGCGAAGGCTTAACGCTGTTAGACAAGCAGGATGAATTGAGTTATCAGAGCTATTCTTTCGGTGGCTTGGATAATGTTTTGCTGCAGTTTGGTCAGCAATTATCAGGCGCGTGCGGTATTCCGCTTGTGCGTCTTTTTGGTCAATCGCCATCAGGAATGAGCGCAACGGGTGAAAGTGACTTGCGGAATTACTACGATACAATTTCAGCGAATCAAGAATCAACACTGAGATCAGGGTTTGATAAAATACTATCAGTATTATATCGCTCAACATTTGGACAGCCTTCGCCAACTGAAATGGATTTTGATTTCAGACCGCTGTGGCAAATGAACGATACCGAGAAAGCCACTCTCGCAAAAACGGTAGCTGAGACTGTGCAGATCGCTGTAGATATTGGCGTGATGGATTTGAGCAATGCGGCAAGAG